CCACTAGCGGCTCCACCACCTAATGATACTCCACCAGCAGCTCCATTTACACTGTCTCCACCGAACACTCCTCCTGCTCCACCGGTTCCTGTTGAAACAGCGTTTCCTCCTTTTATGACTGCGATACCACCAGCACCAGTTCCAGTACTATCTCCAGCTATAATGCTTAAAAGACCTCCTGCTATATTAGTTCCTACACCGTCTGATCCTTTTACAATTAACCACCCAGGAGTGGCAGAAGACCCCATGGATATGTATTGAGTAACACTACCATTTAAACCAATTCCATTATTTACGTTAAGATCGTAAGTGTAGAAAGCAGTAGGAGTAGAACTACCTACAAATACTCTACCTGAAGAATCTACTTTAATACCTTCGTTGTTTCCATCTCCACTGATCCAGCCTGTTCCGTAAATGTTATAAGTTGAAGCATTTAAATTAGCAGCCAATGTGCTTAAGTTAGCAGCAATTGTAATAGCTCCAATACCATTGGTAATTGTAATGTTTGATCCTGCAGTTAAGTTAGCCAATACTGGGCTAAGTCCTGTACGTCCGATTGGAATTTGACCATCAGTTGCAACTCCTAATGCTGTTAAAGCTGAAGTTCCGTTACCTACATACAAACTATTGCTTGTTAAAGTAGCTAGGCCGGTACCACCATTAGCAACAGGTAGTGTTCCTGTAACAGATGTTGCAAGGTTTATAGATCCTGAGATAAATGCTGATGTAGCATTATTACAAAGAGCTAGGTTAATGTTTGCAGGGTTAACCTGAAGAGTAATGTTATCACTTGCAGTAGCAACTGTTAGCAAAGCATCTAAAGACTTTATTCCTTTAAAGTTTAAGGTGTTTTTGTTTGTTACACTTACAAACAAAGCCTCACTAGATGTCCCTAGTGTAGTCATTGTAGGAAACAAATCCTGAGTTAATAATTTATAGTTATCAGGTACAGCTGAGTTAGCTATTAATAAATAGTCGTTTGCTCCGACACTTGTTTTAGCTAAAAGTGATAATGAGGTAATAGTTGCCATTTCTTTATTGTAAGTTTATATCTCCACCGTTTTCTAATGTAATTTCAGTCACACCATCTTCAGATAATAATCTATATGTAGTAACTGCTGCTGCAGTGGCAGGGACAATAGTTGAAGTAATACAGTCTTTGCAAAAGCTTGAGGCAAAATTTACAAAACTTTGTAAATGACCTGCAGATGTAAGAGCTGTAGCAGAAAAATTTGTTTGAATCATTCCTGGGAATACGGTTTCATCAAATATGCAATCAAGTCCTATATTAGACGAGTTGTTTAGAAGAGAGATAACTAACTCTAATTTCAGTAAATCAGAATTACTGTGCTTCATTCCTCCAACAAGTCTGTTATGATATATAGTACCTTTAGTATCTAAGCAACTGCTATACGAAGTTAGCAAAGTTCCAAAAGCTACTGTATCAATTGAAGTAGGAATGTATCCCATTTTATATATTTTTAGCAGCCACAGCCACAAGTTTCATCACAGAAACTTTTAGCAGTTTTGTACTTATTAATTGCGTTAGTAATGTTGTTATTTGTTACAGCATATTTTGCTGATTCTGATAACAAATGAATTTTTTCGGCTTTTCTTAAGTCGTCATCACATTTGCTGCAGTTACATGCACAATCTATTGACGTCTGTAATAAATCTGCAACACAGCAATCAAGTTCACAAGTCCCAATTAAATATCTTCTGGGAGTCTTTACAGTTGCTACAATTTCTGATACTGTTAGAACACCACTTAAAGATATCATGCTAGATGTAATAGTCCAAGTATTGCCTACAACCCCTCCTACAACATTTGCATAAATAGTTGCTCCAGATACTTCGTTAGTTAAAAGATCTGAGGCACCAGGAGCTGATGCATACACTAATGTTAGTGTCTTACAATCTGCTGACAACGTGGAGGTGTTTAAAGTAGCCATTGAAGATTAATTTAAGTGTAAAGATAATAAAAAGTAGGGGATTGCTCCCCCACTTTTTAGATTAAGTTTAAGATTATACTTGTTGTACTCCAAGATCGTTAACACCTTCCATATCAGTTGCAATTGCAAGAGATGGAAGAGCAGTGCCAAATACAGTTATAAAGTTAGCAGCAGCAGCTAAAGCCGTTGAAGAGCTACCAAAATAGATTTTCAACGTGTTAACCTCACCTGCACGAGCAATACCAGTAGAAGCAGGGTGATCATGTTTGTAGGAAATTTCAAGCATGTCATACTTGTAACCAGGTTGAGCATAGTCAACTTGAGCTACAGGAAAGTACATACGGTTGAAGTTACCATAACGAGCACGTTGAGACTTTTCGTCAGAAATAGCCTGAGTGTAGTTAGTAGCAGGAGTAGTACGTGTAGCAGCAACAGTTCCAGGAGCTCCACTTCCATCAGAATACTGAACAACTACATCAAATTCAACACCTACGTGACGAGCAGTCATAACTAAAGTAGTGGTACCACTTGTAGCAAAGATTGAATTTAGAGTTGGATTAGCAGCAATTGCAGCTCTAACAAAGTTACAAGCATTAGTGTGGTTACTAGCATTTGCTACAGGAATCTCTACATTGAAGATCTGACGACCTGCAGCAAAGTTACCAACCAATGGGAATACTTTTGCAGCTCCGGTAGTATCCAAGTTAGGATTAGCAGGGTTTGCAAAAGATTCATAATTGGTAGGAGCAGTACGAAGTGCAATACGAACCATTACGTTCTTAGTAGCAGGTGCTGGTAAAGCAGTTCCTGCTGAAGGATCCCAAGTTTGAACTGCATTTGACTGTGCATCAGCAAGAAATCCGTTGTAGTTAATACGAACGATGTTGTTAACATCAATGATTGGAGTAGAAATAATGTTACCCAAAGTAGATTGAGTAAATTGTATTCTTTTTAGGTTTTCAATTGCTGAAACAGCATAAGTAGCTCCATCTACGTTCCACATACCAAGCTTAGAAGCATTAGCAGTAGCAGCTGAAGTGTTGAAGGCAGTACCTGCAGTAATCATTGTAATATCATTGACTACAAATACTTGAGATAAATTAGTCGGTCCCATTTTTTTAATTTTTAGGGGTTAAACACACATTATTTAATTATTCACTCTCCAATGTTTCCATTGACTGAGTTTGATACCTTGGGTCTTGAATACCTTCCAGTATGCTTTTTATAGTCATTTCAACTATTTCGTGGTGAGTGTGAATTGGTAATTCACATCCTGTTCCGTTTGTATTAGGAAAAGGTGCCCCATTATTAATTGAAATTTCTAAAGGTTTCCGAATGTACTTAATTGTAACTTTCGGAACTACAAATTCGTTATCTGTATATATATCTATGGAATTTCCTTCAATTGTGTAAGTTGGTTCTTTATACCAAGACTTATTGAATGGATCATCCATCATATATAAAATGTCATCGTGTTGCCCAAAAGATGCTAAAGTTAGCAGTGTTTTTCCTGCAGGATAAGATCTATTTGCTGTTCTAAATGATTCAAGTTCGTAATTATACTTATACTGCACTTGAGCAGTGTTAGGTATTCTCCACTCTGTCCTAAGAACCCATGGGAGAGTATACCAAAACGTAACTGGATTTATTAAATACAGATCATTACTACCTAAGTTAGGAGTTTGTTGGGCTGTGAAATTGCTCGTAGATTGATTAAATGTATCAGAGGGTATAATTCCAAAATTATAGTTTCCACTATCAAATAATAAATCTGTAGTAATTTCTTGCCCTGAAGGAAGATTTATTATATTTTCTTGAGACCCACTAGGAGTTGATCTAGTCATACCTACTAATACATATCCAGCAGCAGGTGGTGTAAGATCTACTCTGACTGCTCTTTTAGTAATAGGAGGAGCAGTTATAAGAGAGGTTATATCAGTATTGCAAGCATATTGCACAAAAGGTCTTACTGATACTAAAAACAAATAGTCTAGTGGAAGGGTATACCTATCCACATAGACATTTGAATAATTTGAAGTATAAACTTGTCCTTCAGTAGTTGTGCTTCCTGTATGCTCAACAAGTAAACTACGAAGATCGTCTATTCTTTTCTGAGACTGCTCGAAGCCTTTACCAACACGATTAGACGTCATGCTAAATCTTTGCTTAATGAATCTCATCATAGCAAGGTTCAACTCATGGTCGATCTCTTGAGGTAATAAGTTATCAACCTGGAAGGATGCAATTTTTTGCACCCCTAGGTTGACAGCTACATGCATTTCGTTAACAGTCATCGACTAGTTAGGTTTTGGTTAAGATACTTCTTTCAATCTTGCTTTCATTACATTAACTTGTCCAGAGTTTTTCTTGTTTTTGAAGTATGTGATTGTGTCTTTCATATCTTCTCCAATTGTTTCGTCCCCAAAAATAATTTGGTTACCAATCTTACGAAGTACAGAAGCTTCAACCATCTCTTCAATTTCTGCTTGGATCTCAAGGTTTGGATCTTTGCAGTATTTTAAGAAACGTTCTGGGTTAGAAGTTTTGTAATCATACAAGTTATTTTCTAATTCCAGTTCTGCCATTCTGTTAGGATCTGTGTTTAGTAACACTCGTGCTAACACTTTCATTTTGTCAAGGTCACTAGATACTTTGATAAACTCTCTATCAGCATCTTTTCTTACTTGAACTTTTTCGTTACGTTTCAACAAATCTTTTTCTGGATCGTAAATATAAAACCTTTTACCGGTTTGTTCTTTCATCTCCTCTTCATTGATTGCAACTTGTCGGTGTTTTAAAGCCCATTTGTAGATAATGTATTGCATCCTTTCTTCAGGTTCTCCACTATCGTCTACAGTGATGTTCAGTTCAACTCCTTCAAATGGGACCTTAACACTAAGGCTTGCCCAAAAGTCTTTGGTTTTTTCTGGCCATTTCTCATGTCCAGGTGGTACATCAATAATTCCTTTTAAGAGGGTTTCCTCTTCTTTGTCAGTCAATCCTCTGAGTGGCTGACGGTCCACAAAAAGTGAACCTAATTTGATCTTTGCTCCTGCTCTGATCTCTTTTGGGAGGTGATTTAACACTTCCTTTCTTCTCAAAATAACTTTTCTCATTATGTAGTTCTTTTTGTTGTATCGTTAGGGGAAAGAATAACCTAACATGTTTTTATATAAGATAAAAAGGAGCAGGCAGAACCTGCCCCTTTTTTAGTGCAAACCAACACAAATTACGATGCTACACATTGTAGATCTAAGCTGGTATCGAAACGACGAAGTAAGATACCTGCAGTCTTCAACATGTGAACAGAAGCACCGTCAATATCACTTGCACGTGCATCAGTTCCAGTGAATCCTTTCGGAACAACTGAACCTGCAACACACCAACGAAGTAATTCACGACCTTTCTTGTTGATCATTTGAAGATTGTTTTCACCATCATAAGTAGATTGGTCAACAAATACCATACGGTAAGACTCCATAGGAAGACCAGAAACTGGGTGCTTCTTAGAAGCTTGAGCAACCGGACCGTGATCAAACAAGTGAGATTTAACTACGTTCACAGAATAACCATCAACGTGGTCATAGCTAGTGAAGTAACCAGTGATTCCCAAATTACGACCTGATCCAGTGATGAATTTAGGTTGAGTAGTTTGTAAGAATGGGCTACCAGAGTAGTATGTACGAAGAGCTTTGTCAAACTCACGAGCTCCACCAATACCAGTGTAAAGGGTAACTTGCTTGTCTGTAGCATCAGTCATACCATAGAACAAATCTCCAATTGTTTCTTCAAGTTTAGTTTGAGTCAACGTAGAGTAAGTGTCTTTGTTGATGATTTGCTCAAGAAGTCCAGGACCTGAAACAACTGGCTGGCCATTCTCATCCAACATAGTGCTAGCACCATTTGAATCGTGAGTTTTAGCTCCGTACCAGTAGTACATTTCACACTCTTCTTTGAACTTCAACATGTGACGATACTCTTCGTAATCCATCCACAACTTAGTTTTGCTACCTTCTTTCAAAGGAAGTTCGAACTGTGCAACGTAATCTTTAGCATTTCCAGAGAAGTGGTAAGATTTACGAATTGTTCCAATCTTAGAACGAACTAAACCTGGAGCAGTCCAGTTAGAAGCATTTCCACGAGAGAAGTCAATTCCTACGTTAGCATACAACTGACCCCAAAGAGCTCCTGGAGCAATATCTCCACCAGCTGATGCAGACAAAGCAGCAGTTTGGTCAGGAGAAACACACTTCAAAGTGTACTTCCATCCAGCTCCATCAGGAATAGGCTCATCCATGATACGTGCCAACACACCTGATTGAGAAACCAAAGTGTAAGGGAATACGAACCATTTGTCCGGGAAAGTCAAGGTGAACGGTGCACCTGCAGCTCCAGTACCATTATTAGCAATAACTGGACGAACATTAATTTCGTGTGTTTTAACACGATACTCATACTCAAAACGATCGATAGATTTAGTGTTTCCAACACCTTCTGTTAAGAAAGACAATGGGAACTTTTTCTCTTCACGACCTGCTAAGTGAGTAATAATAGGAGACAACTCCTCTGGACGTTCCATAAGTGCATTAACCAACGAGTTAGTGTCGGTCATCTGACTGTCGTTATAGTACGTCTTTAATACTTGCATTACTGACATGATTCTTAGTTTTTAAAGTTAATTTGCGTTTTATTCAAACAGCCTCTTTATATCCAGATTATCTGGGTTAAATTTCTTTCCTCCTTTTTCTACTTTGCCCATGTTCTTCACACGTTCTTGGTGTCCTTGGATTCTATCTCTTAGACCTTTAGCACTAACTGTTTTAGCTTTAGTGTTAATGATATCTTCAAGTTTCAAACCCTTGTACATTAAGTAGTCCAAGGCTAATTTTACATCTATATTAGATTGAGCATAATCCATATCTCTCTTTGTTTGGCCATTTTTGTTAGCCGGTGCAGAGATGTAGTCAAAGAATTTTGCTTTTTCACGGTCTGGGATACGGATGCCAGCAAACTCGTTGCCCTCATCGATACGTCCAGCTACATCCTCCCAAAATTCTTGTTGACGTTGTGCTTCCATCTGTTGGTATTGACGTTGTTGTTGAACCATCATACCTCTTTCTCTTTCTTGAATAGCTCCTAATTGTTTTTTAGCATGTTGAGCTTTATCGTAAAGTTTTCCAGAGTCTTCAAATTCTTCAAGCATCTCTTTGATGAACTCATTGTCATGGCCTTTGCTTTTGAAAAACTCTGCTACAATTCCTTTTTGAGTTCTTGTATCACTTGCATCAATTTCAATTCTGTTGAAATCTAATGTAGGATTGTAAGCATCAAAGAATTTTTCAGGATCCCCACCAGCCATTACAAAATCAAGATGTTTTTGTACTAATGGAAACTGCTCAAACAATTCTTGTAGTTGTTCTTCAGCAATGTTCTGAGCAATGTCTTTTGTGAATTCGATTAAGCCCTCTTCTGTGTCTGCATATTCAGCATCCAATTCATAGCCTAAGGCTTTTGCAATTGTATCTGCTACAGACCCAATAGAATCGTCTCCATCTTCATCATCAAAATCACCTTCGTCATTGTCATCGTCATTTACTGACTTATACTTTTGTCCAGGTTCATCATCAGAGTCATCATCATCAGGAAGATTAGGATCTTCATCCTCGTCTTCCTCAGGATCGTCTTCTAAATTGTCAATGTTGTTATCGGAATTCTCATTAGAATTTCCGGTCTCTAGCCCATCTCCTATCATGTCGTCGAAAGAGATGTCTGAGAAGTTAAGTTTTTGTTCTGGTTTACTCATATAACAAAGGTATTGGTTTACTTTTAATCTTAAAGTATAAATTTATCTTTTATACTTTTACTTATTGTATAGC